CTCTTGGACTGTGCAGGGCAGCTTTTGCACGGAACCATTGTAAAAATAGAAACCCGTTTTACTGGCAAAATACACGCCATTCGGTGCATTGACCGCGCCTTTAGGACTTATCAGTCCCGATCCTTCATTGATGAGATTGACCGCAAACGTCAAAGGCGGGCCAATGAAGTTCATGCTGTACAAGCTAGTGTCGGTCCAAATCAAAATTTCTTGCCTGGACTTCAAGCCACCAATTATCGCAGAGCCAGATGAAAGTCTTAGTGATCCAGCAGTATTAGTGGTCAATGGTTCAAAATCCAATGCGTTTTCTTGATCACTAAAAGCTACTAACATGGGATCTACAGTGCCAGTCCTAGAGCTACCGCTAATTGGATCAGCTCCTAACACTATTAAATGCTTGTCTGTCTCAGATGTGATAACTTGTAAGCCGACAGTAGGCACTAAGTTTGCCCCTGTTATGCCTGATAATGTTACCGCTCTAGTAGAGGTGCCATCGCTTTCTTTCCATCTAAAAATGCCACCGCCTCTTACGTTTATCATTAAGTCTTCACCAAAATTGTCGTGCGTCCATAAACGCAGTTGATTTGAAGCTGATAAAGATGTTGAAGAACCCCATCCACCAGCTCCCCATGTTCCAACACCCCAACCAGTGGCAGCAACAAAAACATCTAATCCAGAATTAATCTGATAAACCGAATCTGTTGCAGAACCACCATTACCTGAGTCACTTGCGTTAGCAGTAACAGTTGTTCCAGAAGTGTTTTTTGCGGTTATGGTATAAGTATTAGTCCCGGTTACTGTATCTATTTGATACTCTTGGTTAAGGACAGTTGCAGTAATATTACCGCCTAACGACACAGCACTTGAAAATGTTACAAAATCACCATTTACAGCTCCATGGCTATTGTCTGTTACTGTAATGGTTGAAGAGCCATTTGTGGCTGCAAAAGTGGTGGTATTTGTAGTGGTTGTTCTTATTGGGGTAACGTCGTTGTAGTTGCCACCCTCTTCTATATAGTATTTGTTTGTAGTTCCGATTCCCAAATACTTAGTTCCTTCAAGGGAAATCCAAGCGTGTAATGCTCTTGCCGAGCCTATAATGGATGAAGGTGAAAACTTTTCCCAACCACCAATTTTTTCTACTCGACCTTTCCTGAAACGTATTTTATCGCCGTCAACCCAACCTCCCTCGTTGGAGTAATCGGTTTCTTCCTTATTGATTCCCGGTCTAAAATTTAGTTTCGTTAGAGGCATACAAAGATTCTAACATATCTTGTTTTGCCCTAAGCCAATCTAATTATGGCACCAGTAGCGGTAGCTGCCGGGAAAACTATTGTAAAGTCTCCAGCTGTAGATGTTTTATCACCACCAAAATCTATCGCT